CCACCGCCGGTGTGGCGATCTGCGACTGGGTGATCCGGTATCGCACGGCGGTGAACGACATCACGATCTAGGTACGCTCGATTCAGCCAATCCCAGCACATGGCTAAGGCCAGCACCACCACGCCAAACGAGCCAGCAGCTGAAGCATCAGCCGAGCTGAGCTATGTCGGCGACGAGTTCTGGGGCCAGGGCGGTTCCTACCTGCTCCATCCAGACGGCAAGCGCTCGCGCATCGACGAGCCGGCATCAGTGCCAACCCAATCCCCTGAACCCGAGGTACTGACCGATGCCACTCCTTAGCCGCCTGCGCCTGATTATCGCCAAGGTTGAAACCACCTACGGCACCGATTCAGTCCCGACTGGTTCTGACGCGCTGCTGGTGCGAAACCTCGAGGTGACGCCACTTAACGCCGAAACGGTGAGCAGAGATCTCATCCGGCCGTACTACGGCAACAGCGAGCAACTGCTGAGCCGGACGTCTTCCGCTCTGTCGTTTGAGGTTGAGCTGGCCGGCTCTGGTACGGCTGGCACCGCACCGAAATACGACGCAGCCCTGCAGGCCTGCGCCCTGGCACCAACACTGGTTGCTACCACGTCGGTCACCTACAACCCCGTCAGCAGCGCGATCAAGTCCTGCACGATCTGGGTCAATGTTGATGGTGTGCTGCACAAGTTCGTCGGCTGCCGTGGCACCGTCACCATCACCGGCAGCCTGGGAGAGATCCCCACGCTGAAGTTTGATCTCACGTCGATCTACAACGAACCAACCGACGCAGCAGCGCTGACCCCGACCTACGCAGCGCAGGCCACGCCGCTGATCTTCCGCCAGACCAACACCTCAGCCTTCAGCTTCTTCTCATCCACTGCCTTCTGCCTGCAGTCGTTTGAGTTCAGCCTGGCCAATGAGACGGTCTACCGGGAGCTGATCGGCTGCGCCAAGGAGGTGCTGATCACGGATCGCAAGCCGGCTGGATCGGTGATGATCGAGGCGCCAAAGATGGCGGTGAAGAACTTCTACAACCTGGCCACAGCCGACGCCACCGGAAATCTCAGCCTCCTGCATGGCACCGCTGCCGGCAACAGGGTGACCTTCACCGCCGGCCAGGTGGACGTCACCGCTCCCACCTACTCCGAGCAGGATGGGATCGTGATGATGAACGTGCCATTTGTGGCCATCCCCACCAGCGCTGGCAACAACGAGTTCTCGCTGGCCTTCACCTAGTTAGGCTCCTGAGCCTGAGCAGTCCACCATCCACACACACTCATGCCTCTCCAGCTCCGCAGTCAGACCCCGGCCTACTGGTGGCCGGTCGTTGTTGAGTTCGCATCTGATGGCGGCAAGTTTGAAAAGGAAGGGTTTGATGCTGAGTTCAAGCGCCTCCCGCAGGATCGGCTGCGCGAGATCGGCGAGCGGATCGATGGCGGCTTGATCACTGACCTGGAGCTGCTGGATCAGGTGCTGGTGTCCTGGCGCGGCATCTTCGATGAAGCTGGCGATGAGGTGCCATTCAGTGAAACCGCAAAAGGTCGCATCCTGAATGTGGCCATGGTGGCCTCAGCGGTTGTGGCCGCCTGGCTGGAATCACTGGCGAAGGGCAAGCGAAAAAACTGACTGAGGCCGCACAGCTGTGGGCGGCTGGCGGTCAGGAAGATTCCAGCGCTGAGGATGGGGCCTTGTTTGGCATTGAGCTGCCAGAGCCAGAGCCACAGGTCTTTGATGTGCATCCCGATGCTGAAGATGCAATCCAGTGGTTCTTCCGTGTCAGCACGCAATGGCGCGTCGCCGATGGAACCCGGATCGGCCTGGACTATGGCGTCGTGCTGAGCCTCCTTAGCCTGTACCAGGTGGCCAACCCTGTCGCCTTGATGGAGGACTTGCGGGTGATGGAAGACGCGGCACTGGCAGCCATGCAGAAGGCGATCTGATGGCGAACATGGACGCGCTGCTCAGGATCCGCGCTGACGTTCAGGGCGCGAACGGCATCGTTGCGCTTGGCCGGAGCCTGCAAGGTGTTGAGCGAGCAGCGACGACCGCCAGCGTGGCGATGCGTGGGGTTCAGTCGGCAGTTGGCGGCCTGGTTGGCCTGGTGGGTGGTGTCACGATCATCACCAAGATCTTCGGCGACACGGCAACCCTTCAAACCCAGACCCGATCCCTTGAAGTGCTGCTGGGCAGTGCTTCCAAGGCGGGCCAGATCATCAAGGAGCTGCAGGCCTACGGCTCAGTAACACCGTTTGAATCCACCGAGCTGATCGAGACCGCCAAGCGGCTGGGTGCGTTTGGGGTCGTTGGCCAGCGAGTGGTTGAGGTGACCAAGCGCTTGGGTGACATTGCCGGTGCCACCGGCGCCAACCTGGGCGAGCTGGCTACGGCCTACGGGCAGGTGGTGTCGAAGGGCCGCCTGCAGACCGAGGAGTTGCTGCAGTTCCAGGAGCGTGGAGTTGGCATCCAGGCTGAGCTGCAGAAGATGTATGGGCTCAGCGGCCAGGAGCTGCAGAAGGCTCTGTCCGCTGGCCGGGTCAGCTCCGAAGCATTCGAGCAGGCCATCATTCGCCTCACCGAGAAGGGCGGCAAGTACGCCAATGGCGCCGTTGCTCAGAGCGACACGTTGACCGGGCGGTTGAGCACCTTGAAGGACACGGTGACCAGCCTGTCGCAGACGATCGGGGCGGTGCTGGAGCCAGCCATAAATCGGATCCTGCTGATAGCGACATCAACCGTCGACACCATCAACCGGGCGATGCGTGCTGCGGTGATGGGGCCACAGAACGCTGAAACCATTGCCCAGGTCAACGCGGGCCAATTGCCATTTGGCACGACTGGCGTTGACAAGCTGATTGGAGAGAAACAGCGGAAGGCGCTGCAAGGGCAAGCGGCTGGCTTCCTGGGGTTGATGGACAACGACAAGTTCCTGAAGCTCCTGCAGCAGCAGCCGGAGTTCCGCTCCCCCGCGGGGATCGGCGGCAGGACTACCCCTCTGGTGGTGCCTCCGTTGACGCCCGGCACCAATGCAGCAGCTGGCGGCGGGAGGGCGGGCGGAGCAGGCAGCAAAAGCCAAAGCCCGGCGGCGCAGATCGCCATGGCATTGAAGTCAGCGCTGGGCATTACGGAGGCACAGGCCGCTGGTATTGCCGGAAACCTGATGCGCGAGTCAGGGTTGAACCCACGGGTCAACGAGGGCGGTGCCATAGGCGCGCCTCGAGGCGTTGGTGGCTATGGGCTCGCTCAGTGGACCGGCACCCGCCAGACCGATCTGGTGCGCTTCGCCGGTGGCCGTGGCCAGGCCGGCGACATGGCCACTCAGCTGCGATTCATGGTGTCCGAGCTCATGGGGCCGGAGTCCAAAGCACTGGCGCAACTGAAGACTGCGCAATCGCCGGAACAGGCTGCATACCTGTTTGACAAGTTTTACGAGCGCTCTGGTGTCAAAGCCATGGGCGAGCGGCAGGGCAATGCCAGGAAGGTCTTCAGTGAGATCGCTGGCAGCGGACCGGCAGCTGGGCTTGCTGACTTCGCCCAAGGGGAAGATGCAAAGGCCAAGGCGGCGGTTGCTGCCAGAGAGCAAGCCGCTCAACAGCTCACCGCCGCCCGCGATCTGCTGGCAACCAAGGAAGCCGCTTTCGAGATTGCCAACGCCATCACTCCGCTGGAGAAGCTCTCGCTTGAGTTCGACAACGAACGGACCAGGCGGATGCAGGAGTACGTCGACAAGCTCAGCGGTGCCAAGAGCGATGAGGAGCGGCTGCTGCTGGTGCAATCGCAGGCCTTTGACATCCGCAAGGCGGAGATTGACGCACAGGAAAAGATGAAAGCCATCACCGCCGATCAGCTGGGCCTGGAGCGCGAACGCGCGACCCTGCTGGCTGACTCCATGGCCCGCATGGAAGAGATGAGCACCCGCAGCAGCATCGGCACTGGTGCCCAGCAAGGCCTGCAGGGCTACGTCGATTCGGTCGGCAACCTGCGTGACGCCGTGGGCCAGCTCACCACCAACGCGATCGGTGGCCTCGAGGACAGCCTGACCAGCCTGGCCACCACCGGCGCTGGCAACTTCAAGGCCTTCGCCGCCAGCGTGCTGCAGGACGTGACGCGGATGATCATCCGCCAGCTGGTGCTGAAGTCGATCATGCAGATCATTGGCGGCATCGGTGGCGGCGGGGTTGCGCAGTCTTTCGAGATGCCCAGCTCAGCCTTCATTCCCAGCGGCGGCTATGCCTTTGCTCCCAGTGCCCTGGGCAATGTCTTCGCTGCCAACGGCATCCAGCCATTCGCGCAGGGTGGCATCGTCAGCCGCCCCACCCTGTTCCCCTTCGCCAAGGGCATCGGCCTGATGGGTGAAGCCGGCCCCGAAGCAATCATGCCCCTGCGTCGTGGCGCGGACGGCAAGCTCGGTGTCGCCGGTGGTGGCGGCTCCACCACCATCAACGTGAGCGTCGACGCCAAGGGCTCCAGCGTGCAGGGAGACAGCGGCCAGGGCGGCGCACTGGCGCGAGTGATCGCCGGGGCGGTTCAGAATGAGCTGGTGAAACAGCGCCGGCCTGGCGGCTTACTTGCGAGCTGATCCATGGCAACTTTCAGCTACACCCCATCGTTTGAAGCGACCGAGAGCAGCAAGCCCCGGGTGCGCAGGTTCCAGGCTGGTGATGGTTATCGGCAGGCGGTCAGGTTCGGGCTCAACACCGACCCCAAGGAATGGACGCTGGTCTTCTCAGAACGCACTGACGCCCAGGCCCTGCTGATCACGAACTTCTTTGAGACCAATGGCGGCGTCAGCAGCTTTGACTGGACCCCACCTCGTGGCGCTGCTGGCAAGTTCGTCTGCGAGGAATGGCAGGTAACCATGCGCTCTTGCAACTTCAACACGATCCAGGCGACATTCAAGGAGGTGTTTGAGGCATGACGGTCCCAACGTCTGAGCTGCAATCGATGGCACCAAGCGCCATCATCGAGCTGTTTGAGCTGCAGCTGGCGACGGCGGTGCATGGCTCGAACACCTTGTACCGCTACCACGCCGGCACCAATGCCACCGGCACCAATGGCCCCATCATCTGGGCCGGCAACACCTACCAGGCCTACCCGATCAAAGCTGATGGTTTCGAGTATTCAGGCGGTCAGCTACCCAGGCCAAAGATCAGGGTGTCGAACATCGTGGGCACCATGACGGCGATCCTGCTGACCCTGTCGTACGGTTTGGAAGGTGCAAAAATCAGTCGCATACGCACCATGGCTCGCTACCTGGATGCCGTCAACTTTTCTGGTGGTGTGAACCCATACGGCACACCAGACAACACCTCAGAATGGCCGCGGGAAATCTTCTACATCGATCGCAAAACTGTCGAGACTCGTGATTATGTTGAGTTCGAGCTGGCAGCGGCATTTGACTTGGCCACGGTCCGCGCACCGAAGCGTCAGTGCCTGAGCAACATCTGCCAGTGGGGCTACCGCTCGGCTGAATGCAGCTACACCGGCACCAGCTACTTCACCGAGAACGACGTCAGCACCACACTGGCTAACGACGTGTGCGGCAAGCGGGTCAGCAGCTGCAAAGCACGGTTCGGCTCGAATGCCACCTTGCCGTTTGGATCATTCCCTGGTGTCGGCTCGAGCTACTACTGATGAACGACACCACCCGCGCGGCGGCCCTGGAGCACGCCCAAGCTGAAGACCCGCGCGAGAGCTGCGGCCTGGTGGTGGTGGCCAAAGGCCGTGAGCGCTACTGGCCCTGCCGCAACCTCAGCGACAGCGCCTCCTTCTTTGTGCTGGATCCGGTCGACTATGCCAGCGCTGAAGACGCCGGTGAGATCACCGCGGTGATCCATTCCCACCCGGTCACCCCACCAACGCCATCCCAGGCTGATCTGGTGGCGTGCGAGAAGGGAGGACTGCCCTGGTTCATCGTCAATCCCAAGACGGAAGCCTGGGACGGCTGCGAGCCCTCGGGCTACCAGGCGCCGCTGATCGGCCGTGAGTGGGTCTGGGGTGTGCAGGACTGCTGGAGCCTGGCGCGGGATTACTACGCCGAGCAGGGCCTCACGCTGCCCGACTGGGAACGCCCGACCACCTACACCGAGTTCGAAGCCGACCCGCTGTTTCAGCGGCACTGGGCCGAAGCGGGCTTCCAGCAGGTATCAGAGGACGACATGCAGCCTGGCGATGCAGTGTTCATGTGCGTCAGCGGGCCAGGCGGCCTCAACCACATTGGTGTGTACCTGGGCGATCAGATGCTGCTGCATCATCTGGGGCCGAACCGCCTGAGCAGCCGTGATCTGTACGGCGGCTGGCTGCAGAAGTGCACCGGCTGGGTCGGCAGACTGGACGCATGGGCAAACAGGGCTGATGCGTGAAATCAGGGTGTACGGCCGACTGGCGAAGTTCCTGAAGCGGCGTGTGTTTCGTGCTGATGTCGCCAGCGCTGGTGAGGCGGTGCGCTTCTTGGCGGCCAACTTCCCGCAAGTTGAGCGGCACATGAATGAGCAGCACTACCGGGTCAGCCTTGATGACAATGACCTTGAGCTCAGCGAGATCAACCAACCGGTCGGCAGGGAGGTGATCAAGATCACCCCGGTCGTGGCCGGTGCTGGCGCTGCTGGGCGGATCATCGCAGGCGTGGCGTTGATTGCCGCCAGCTTCATCCCAGGAATTGGCGCCTTGGGAGTCTCGCTCATGTTCGGGGTAGGCGCAAGCCTGGCTCTCGGTGGCGTCGCGCAACTTCTCACGCCTGTGCCGATGATGTCAGGAGGAAAAGACTCCACCAACGACCCACGCAAGAACTACAGCTTTAGCTCGATCCAGAATACAAGTCGGAGTGGAACTCCAGTCCCAATTTGCTACGGGGAAGTTATAACGGGTTCCGTGGTGATCAGCGCCGGGATTGACGTTGTACAGGTCACGGCATGACAATGCTCCGTGGCAGCGGGAGTGGCGGCGGTGGCGGTGGCAAGAGCGGCAATGCCTCGTCACAGCGAACACCGACAGAAGCTGCTGACAGCCTGTTTTCGACTTCCTATGCGAAGTTGATCGACCTTGTATCAGAAGGCGAAATCTATGGATTAAAGGACGGACTGAAGTCGATTTTCATCGGTAACACTCCACTGCAAAACTCTGGCGGCTCCTACAACTTCCAGAATGTCAGCGTCAATACCAGGAATGGAACGCAGTCGCAGGCATTCATTGAAGGCTTTGACGGGATCGCCAATGAGGTCGGTGTAGGTGTCACAGTTGCCAACGGCTCGCCGGTCATCAGATCAATCACCGACACGTCTGTTGATGCTGTTGGTGTCACGATCACGGTTCCAACCCTGCAGCAGTTCCAGAACGACGGAGACATCGATGGCTCAGCCATTGAGCT